AGCAGCCAAAGAATTAGGATATATCCAGAATTCTATTGTGTACGCTCCTGTTCCAAATGTGTATAGAGCATTACTTGGAAGTTTTAAATAATCACCAGTGCCATCAAAGTACATTGACGTAGTACCCCACTTCGCCTGTGTCGTGCTTACCTGTGCATTGCCTACAGTCTCTAATACATTCTTAGCAGTAGAGTCGTAGATGCCAGCGTTGGTAAAGTTCAAGCATAAAGATGAACCACTTGACGATGATGGTGCTGTAGGAACGGCAGAAGAAGCCGTTGCTGTCATAATAAAACTTGAAACATAACCAGTAATATTTTGAGTGCCACCATAATTTCCTATTACTGTAGCTTTAGTAGATGCCCCAACAGTAACACTTGTTGAATATGTTCCAGCAGAAACTCCATTAACATATCCAGTAACTACACCGCTACTTCTAACCATAGCAATGTAATTCCATTGATTTAGTTTTACAGAGCCAGCAGCAGATGAGATTCTTAATGTTTGTAAAGTGTTGACATAAAATTTAACTGAACCATCAGTAGCAATATCAATGCCCCATTGGTCAGAAACATTGCCGGGGCTTACATAATTGTTAGCAAAACTTTGTAAAGCCGCCATAGAAGTCGGGTAAAACCAACCAGCTATAGTGAAATCACCTGCAAATGTAGGCTGTGATGTTGTTCCTGTATTTAAATAATCACCCGTACCATCAAAATACCCACTACCACCTACTACGCTAGTGCTGTATGCAGCAGTAGGAGCAAATGGGCTGAAGGCTTGGACGGATGGTGTGCCGTTTACAGTTATTGTTAGTGGAGATGCAGAGCTATCTACAAATCTATTAGACTGACAAGTCAATAATTTAGTATTAGTAATTGCTGTTAATGGTGTAGTTGGAACGGTTTGCGAAGTTACTCCAGAACCGACAACAACACGCAGGTTTGAAATATACCCATTCATGTAATCGCCGGGAGCATAACCAGCACCAATCCAAGGAGCCGTACCACCAGTTGCATAGTTAGTGCTGTCTGTGTAATTGCTCCCTACTTGAGAGCCATTAACAAACATTTTTGTAGTACCACTTACACGCGAAACAGTAATGTAATACCATTGATTAGCAACTACGGTAGGGCCAGTAATTGCATTAGCACTATTTACAAAATAAATAAGTACACTTGAATTTGTAAGAATTACTGGATATGCCCCATTAGAACCCGGACGACCCTCGTATAAAACTTGAGTTCCAACGCTATTCCAATACGCCCACAAGGATATTTCAAAATCTCCTGAGCTTAAAGCTAAACTAGCTGCCCCACCTAACGTCATATAAGAGTTGGAGCCATTAAAATAATTACTCCACCCTGTCTGACTAAACGGCGTAAACGTACCTTGCGTAGTATTACCGTTGCGAGTAATAGTGAAGTTGTTAGTGCTAGAGTCTAAGAACGTATTGTTCTGCGCTCCGTTAGTGCTGCTAGTGTTAAGCAACAACGTGACAAGATTAAAATAAATGTCCGATGCTGCCGCAGCAGCCGAACCAATAGAGGCTAATAAACCTTGAATTATTCCTGTCATGACAAACCTGCCCCTGAAATAATCCAAGAAGTGCTAGTTACTTTTACGCAAGTAGCAACTCCATTTGCAGTCAAAGTTCTAGTTCCTGTAGTTGCCGAGTTAGCTAATGTCATTGTGTCTGTAGTAACAGCAATGCTTACATTGTTTGCTGAACCATTAACAATCGTAATAGCCGTTCCAGTAGTAAACGCAACATTTGAGTTTGCTGGAATTGTGTAGGTTGCAGCAGCTTGTCCGGCTGGATGATAAATATGTTTACCGGAATCACCAATAACGATGTTGTAGTTACCGTTCTGAGAGTTCTGAGGAATTCCCATGTAACCAACAACATTCACACTATCTACTGTTGCTGCCGTAGCATTAGCGTTAATTGTGCCGCTACTAATAGTTACATTAGTTAGCGTCAAGTTTCCAATGCTAGAAACCGTAGAGCCAAGTGTTAGGGCTGTATTTCCTACAGTTACGCTGCTATTAGCAAGATAATTGTTTGGAAACGCAGTAGCTACAGAACTAATAGTGACGTTGGCAAGCGTCATGTTGTTTAGCGTGGTAACGGTATTACCAAGCTGAACAGCCGTATTGCCAATCGTAATTGGAGTAGCAAAGTTGTTATCTAACTGCGATAACGGGATTGATGTAGTTGCATTCGCAAAAGTATTTGGCACTGGCATTTTAGAACCTCGTTCTTAGTTCATGTTCAAATTGGAAACCGTTAATAACAAAAGGTGTTGATGTGCTATTAATGGTTATACCTAAATATTTACCCCACATTTCAGCATCAGATTTATACAAATAATAACCAGCACCAGCAGAAGCAGCGCCTAGCCAGCCAATAACTACACTTAAATTATTTGTCCAATCTATTTCATTACCTAAGTAATTCGTCCAAGCAATACTATTCTCAAACGTAATAACTGGAGACTGCGCCGACTCTGAATCTACATAAGCATTCATGGTGGTAGGTGTTGATCCTAGTGTGGCTTCAATACCTATTTTTAATGCTTGCTTATCCCGAATAGGATCGCCCATAGCGTCCAATGCGGTTTCTAAAATAATATCTACTGGCACAGTAGCATCGCCATACAACTCGACAAAATTGCTACCGTTTGTGCCAAACAACTTAATCCTACCGCCTGTAGCAATAGAAGATACTAGGATAAGATTATTTTGATTAGAAAAAAACCATTTCTTCTCAAAGAATATTGCCTGTACATAACGGTTTGTTCCAGAATCGTTATATCTTATATTAAATGCGGCACATAATATGTTATTTAACAATACCTGACCAGCCGTAACTCTTGCTGTAGTAAAGTCTATGTCAGGAAATACCCCGTCAAGCGGGTCAGAAATCTTGGATGTTGTAGAACCAACCAGTGCATAAACTCCATATTCGTTCATAAACAACACAGAACGGAAATACGGGAATATGGCGTACTGCAAACGTGATCCTACAGAAGCGCTAATGTTGGTATTTGTAAATAATGTAATACCAGCATCCGTTACCCGAACGTCAGAGAACACGTTAATGCTGTCTTCACCAAAAATATACAGAAAGTTGTTAGCTGAAAGCAACTGAGTGATATTGCTTCGCAGGGTTGCGTCTGTAATTGTAAATATGCCAGAAGACAAGCTAACAAAATCAGAATATGAGCCAGCAGCCGAGTAGCTTACAGAGCGGCCTTGAGCCACCCAAGCGCGTCCTGAGAATGTCTGAATACCAGTAACAGGGTTGCTGTTAATAATCGCTCTAGCGGCTGCATTTGAGCCTCCACCACCGCTAATAGTTACAGTGATATTGGATGCGTTAGTGTATCCAGTACCATTGTTGGTCATAATTACTTGGCTTATCTGACCACCCGCCAAAATAGCTGTGCCAGCAGCATTAGTTCCACCACCGCCACTAATGGTAACTACAGTATTAGACGCATTTGTGTAGCCAGTTCCACCATTTGTAACAAAAACAGTAACGGTTCCTGTCTTAAACGTAGTAACACCAGCAATTGCCGCTGCATTCGCTCCACCGCCACCAGATATAGTGACTGTTGGAGACGTTGTGTAGCCAGTACCCGCCTCAGTAATAGCAATTCCAGTAACCGCATTTGCTGTCAATATCACTTCTGCTTGAGCCTGTACTCCACCTGTCTCATTAGGTGCAGAAATAACGATAGAAGGCGTAGTCGTGTATCCAGCACCGCGATTAGTAATTCCTATGAATCCAACTGAACCGATAGATACAAGATTAGTGCCATCCCAACTGTAAACGCCATTAGTAGGATCGCCAATTAGAACGCGCTCGTCCTTATACTGCGTTATGTTGACGCGTGAGTTAGAGAATGTTCCAGCAACAGCAACATTTCCCTTTGTGCTTGTCTCAACGTCAACAAACTCACAACGACCATCTTCTTGAAATGCAAGTTGATAGTCTTTGTTGTTAATGTTTGCAGAGATTAATGCTGTAGTTACATTCCCAAACGTAACTGCGGTATTTTTTTCGCCTGATACGGTCTTAATATTGGCATAACCAATAGGCATGGCATTTTCTAGCCATGAAAACTCACCATCTTCTAGGGCGGTACGGTTTGCTTTCGTGTTCACGCCACGAAATTGCTTAATAACTTTGTATGACTTTTTTTGCTCAGCCGCAGCCATAATTAAAATGGACTGCCATAAGGGTTAGGAATGCGGCGTGTCATGGTTGTTGCCAGAACACTGCGAACTTCTTGCACGTATTGCTGTTTGTAGATTTCAGCTTCGCCGTAGCTCTGCTCTTTAAACTTCGCTTTATGTGCGGCGTAGAAAGCTACAGGCGTAGTGTACGGTTCATCAATAACATCAACCTCATTAGACGAAACAAGATCAACTGGCAGCACAACCGTATCCATTTCAATCGTATAAACCTGATCTGGAACGGGAGAGATAAATGCTGTTTTTTGTCCGTAAACACTGAACGCTACTGGCCTACCTATGTAGTTTTGCCAATAACGTAGCTGAGCGTTGAACTGAGTCCAAGGCAAATACTGCAAAGGAATACGACTATTTCCCCAATAAAGGTTGATATTTAGAATATCAATCGTATTTACACTATCAGGGAACGCTGCGTAATTTAGTTTTTCGCAATTGCCAGCATATTGCAACGTAGCGGTTCCGTTAGCAAACGGTGTTGTTGGGGGATAGTTGTAATTTGCTGCCGGGTAAGGCGGCGCTGTATCTCCCAAAATACCAGCTACAGTTACTTTGTAGATAAAAATATTTGAAAATACATAATCATTTAAAGCAACAGTCGCGCCAGCAGTCCAGATAACTGGATTTGCGCCACCAGCTACAGGCGACATTGGGGTTTGTGATATTTGTATTTTTCTTAGGCAACCAGTATCCCTGACTGTCTGCTTACGGGCTTCATTAATGTAGTCCGTTAGTTCAGAGTCAGAATAAAAGTTCCCGTTGGCATCGTGCAGCAGCCTACGAACTTCCGTGATGTAACCGGATAAAGTTGCCATTTAATTGCCATAACTAAGCGGCTTTTTCGACTTTTCTCCCCACCCCCCGCAAAGGGATAGGTGGGGGTACTTGGTCAATCGCCGGGGATAGGGAGCGATCCTGTACTGGCTTGGATTCGGTAATGCTAAATTTTGCAAGAATTTCCAACCCGCTAGGAATGTCATTCTTTGTTTTAGCAAAACCGAGTCTAGCCAAAAAAGGTTCCTTGTTTTCAGAACCATAACCAAATATGTGACGGGCAATTTCTACGGGTACTTCAACAGATTCGTCCACAGGGAACGTATATGTCTTATACGCATATTCATCGACAATGGGCTTATCCCACTTGTTAGTCACATATACAGTCGTCATAGAGTTACCACATCTCCGTAAACTACAATGTCGCAAGTTCCACCAGATACCGCAACAGGTACGTTGACGTACAACGAACCAGCCGAGTAAACAGTAGTAGCAGCGCCAGCAGCAAGAGTTAAGTCTTGATACGTAGAGGTGCTAGTTACGTTGCTAAGCGTTGTCAGCGATGCAACCGCATTTGAAACATTACCATCGTTAGAGGTGGTAACAGTCACATTTGCAGTCGCAATCGACTTGCTTGCATTAGCTACCGTAATCCTGCGAACAATGTATGAACTTGCACCCACAATAGGGATTTGGACAGCGGCATTGGCAACTGTACCGACATTAACGGTTACAGCACGACCAAGTGCAAAATTACCAAACCCATTAGGGAACAACGAACCTACATGGTTAGCATTCATGTTGGCTCCTTATGCGTAAGTCTCACTAACCGCTTGACCCTGATTCACTTGGAACAGAGTAATGGTCGGTGTACCAGCAAGAACATTAGCGCGAATGTTTACGCCATCAGCGATAAAGTAGCCACCAGTATTATTGGCAACCACAACTGCATACGAAGCATTGCTAATGTTTCCGCTTGTATTCGTATTTAGTTCGATAGTAACGTTAGCAGTTGGAGCAATGTAGTAATCGCCAGCAGGAATAGTTGCTGTTGCATTACCTAATGAATAAGCCAAAAGGAATGCACCAGCAGCGTTAGTTGATGCGCCAGCTACGAGGATTTTACTAGACATGACTATTTCTCCTTACAATGTGAGCGAGTTATAGCCTGTCACCTTGGTCATGGATTTGGGCTTAGTGTTGACCAGTTCAGCGATCATCAGCACAGCACCAACATAACCAATCTGCCAGTTAGGAAGTGTCGATTCAAAACCTGTAAAGACAAACGAACCCTGCTCATGGATATAGAGCGACAGGTAGTTGCTGTTCAGGAAGTAAACCGTTCCTTCAGGGCAGTACGGATCAGGATAAATAGGAACGCCAGCAACCATCAAAGCGCGGAAGCCAGACTGAGGGCCATTTGCATCGCCATCAAAACCGGAACCCGGTGTTAAGACGTATTGCTCTTGACCGACATAATCTTGTGCCAGTAACGTCCAAGTACCAAAGCCGCATACGCCAAACGTAGGCACTTCTGCGCCATTTTTGACTGTACCGGAAATGTACTGAAGGATGTTCTGACGAGTTGGGTTTACAGAACCAGCAGCATACTGCTTCGACTTCCACCAAGTATAGGTAGAACGATCAATATTGCCGTAAGTTCCCGAATCAGACACGGCAGCAGGTAAACCTGTGAACTGCTGAGTGTTTGTCGTGTTGTTGTACAGTGATGTTGCCATCGCATCCATCATCACGTTAGTCGCGTCATTCATACGCGCTTCGATCAGAGGAATAACGGCTGCATCTTGCTGGACTGCGCCTTCCATACCGAGGAACGGTACTGGTGCAATCATCAGCTTCAGGTTGAATTCAGCGTTGTAAGCGCCCTGCTGGACAGAAGGCTGAGCGAACGAGCCGCTGTAGTCTGACCATTGAGCATTTACGAACTGAGAACCCTGAACAGGTACAGTTACAGAGGAAACACCACCAGAAGCAGACTGACTGTTAGCAATCAGT